TTGAGTGCAAACTACTGGTCAAGAAAAGCGTGGAACTGTTGACATGGGAGATCTCAAAGTACCTCTCGCATTGGTGCTTGCAATGGCTGCACAGCTTGTTGGCGGTGTTTGGTGGATCAGCGAGCAGGCTCACAGAATAGAATACGTCGAGGCTGACGTAGTGTCTATGAAAGTGGATTTAGAGAACGTGATTGAGCACACTGCTAAACTTATCACTTTCGCCACGTTCACCGAAAACAGATGGGCTGAAGCATATACCGACGACATGACTTACGTTCGATTGTTCGGCAGTAGAGATCCAAGAGGGGCGCAATAAATGGCGAAGACATCCAAGGCCGTAAAGAAGCTCGGCAAGAAAACTCAGACAGGCAAGATGCAGCATAAAGACTGCCCCTGTACGCAAGGATAGATCATGGCCAAGAAGCCCGCCAAGAAAAAGCTCGACGCCTGCGCAAAGAAGGTGAAGTCACGATACAAGGTCTGGCCCAGCGCGTACGCATCTGGCGCAGTTTCAAAGTGCCGAAAAGTTGGCGCAAAGAACTGGGGGAACAAAAGTGGCAAAAGAAAATAGTCTACGCACCTGGTTCGCTCAAAACGGAGGTGAGGGCTGGATAGATTGCAAGACAGGCAAGCCCTGCGGTCGCAAGAAGGGTGAAACTCGCAAGTCATATCCAGCGTGTCGCCCGACTAAGGCGAAATGCAACAGCGCCGCCAAGAAGAAAACAAGTTCGAAACGTATCTCGTGGAAAAAAGGAAAGAAATAATGAAGTACGGAAAAGCCAAAAGCGCGGTCAAGAAGAAAGCGTGTTCCCCCGTTCGAGCTGGCAAAGCGCCAGTCAAGAAAAAGCCTTCTGGCTTGAAAGCCAAGTAACCAAACACATTCACCATGAACATCAAAAGCAACATTAAAAACATAAAAGAGCTTTCTGAAAGTAAAGGGTGGGAGACCATAAACGAAGTGATGAAGGAAGAGATCCTTCAGCTTGCTTTGCAAATGGCTCGTACCCAAGAAATGACGCAACAGCAGATGGACTTTCAGCGAGGCGCAATATGGGCAGCAGAGCAAATGCTCAATCTGCCCCAACGGCTCATCCTTAAACTAGAGGGTGAGCTTTCACTTGATGAAGCCACGAGCCGCCAAGGCCGCTCAGAAAGGAACTAACATGGCCATTGAACCTAAAATGGATAACGACCAAGTAGCACGCATCGCAGCACGCCAAATGGGCGGCCCTGCGCCAGAACCTTCCGCACCGAAGGATGCGCCAGAAACCGCCCAAGAGAAGGCGATCTCTGCGGCGTCTCCCGAAACAGAGGGCGACAAAACGCAAGCTGAAGCGGTCATCTACAATGTGAAGATTGGCGAAGAAGACCGTCAGCTTTCGCCTTCTCAGATTGCGGGTACGTACGAACGCTATCGCGACCTCAACTACAAGCAAGCTCAGATGAAGCCTATCAACGACATAGCTAACTTAGTTATGGAGAAGACGGGCCGCAACGCCGAGGACACTGCCAAACTTATGGCGGCAGCTTTGAAGTCAATGACTAAGAACACTCAGATGGGCAACGACCGCCCAGCACAGCCAGGGGTCGCACAGCCAGTTACCGCACAAAAAGGTGACGCTGCTGCAATGTCCGCAAAGCTGGCGGAAGAGTTTTCGAAGTACGAAGACGAAAATGCTATCTCTTTACCACCAGGCTATCGTGAGCAATATGACCGCATGGGACGTATGGAGCAGGCTATGGGTTCTCAGATGCAGATGATGCAGAAGATCCTACAGCAAGCACAACAAGCTGGTCAGCAGGGGAACGACAGTCGAGATCAGGCTATCGGCTCTCGTGAAGAGGCTATCATGCAATCCATCCGAAACAACTTGGATCGTGCGCAGCAAGCAGCAGGGCTTCCTGATGAGGCTATCGACGACTTCCGTGCGTATGCTTTGGAACGTGGGTACACAGCAGAGGACTTCGCTGACACCAGCCTTACTGAGAAAGTCATCAACGACTTTAAAAACCAAATGAATACGCCTGAGTTCGAACGCTTACGCGAAATGGCAGGCCGTCGTGAGGCGTACTTACGCTCTCAAGCGGGCGGGCCGACTAGCCAAGCAGCCGAAACAGGCGGTGATGATACCCTCGCACGACTTGCAGCAGGCGCTATGAACCGCCGTATGGGTTAGGAAAAGTCGGCCTTCGGGCCGATTTTTTTTCATGTGGGACGACCACTACAAAGTTTTCTGACAATATCTAGTTAATGTCGATTGGCGCTACGGCTCCCTTTACGTCGATGTTGCATAAGGGACGAAGGGTCTGCGCGTGAATGTTCCGCGTGATCTTGAGTACCTCGCATAAATGTAACCTAAACCTAAAGGAGACTAGCAATGGCTGGTATTCAAGGACTGCGGGGCACTGGACAGTTTACAAACGACTTCCGCCCTAAGAACTATCGCGAATTATTTTCGCTGCTGGAGCCAAATGGCAACGCACCCCTCAACGCATTGTTGTCAATGACTTCTTCTGAAGCCACTGACGATCCAGAGTATAAGAACTTCCGCGACGAACTTCCCGCTCGTGCATTGGTAGCTAATGGCGCTGCAACAAACAGCGCAACTACAATTACTATCACTGACAACGACGCTGGTACGTTTGCTGTAGCTGGTACACTTATCGTGAACTCAGCGACTGGCGAAGTAATGCGTGCAACGGCTGACAGCACAGCAACTCAACTTACTGTTGAGCGTGCCATCGGCGGCGGCGCAGCGTCTATCGCTGACGGTGCTGAGTTGTTCATCGCGGGTACAGCGTACGAAGAAGGCGCGACATCACCAACTGGCATCTCATTCGATGCGAGCGTGGCGTCCAACTTCACACAAATTTTCCGTACTGCCTTCACAGTTACAGAAACTTTGCGTGCGACTAACCTTCGTACAGGCGACAAAGAAGACGAGATGGCGACTAAAGCTCTCAAATTGCACATGCAAGACATTGAGCGCGCTATGTTCTTCGGCAAAAAGCATGAAGCTAATGCCTCTTCTTCACAGCCAACTCGCTACACAGGCGGCTTGATCAACACAATCACTAACGTGAATGACCGATCAACTGCATCAGGCGCAATGACTGAAGACCAGTTTGACCGCGCTCTGATCGAGGACGTGTTCGCTTTCGGTTCAAACCAGAAGATCATGTTCTGCGGCGCTAAAGTTGCAGGCCACCTTCAGAAGTTTGGCAAAGACCGTTGGCAGCCAACTGTTGTCGAGGGAACGTACGGTGTGAACCTTACTCGCTATTCAACCTTTGCAGGCGACTTGATGGTGCATTTGCACCCACAATTCCGTCAGGTGCCAGGGATGGACAACGCGGCGGTGATCATTGATTTCCCTCACTTAAAGTATCGTTTCATGGAAGGTCGCGACACACAGTTGCTTCGTGATCGTCAAGCGAATGATATGGATGCAGTCAAGCACGAGTACCTAACCGAATGTGGTTTGGAATTGCTTCAAGACAAAACGCACCATTACATCAAGAACTGGAACGCTGTAGCTTAATCCTCCCAGATAGCTACACGACTAGAGAGGGCTGCGCTTATGCGTGGCCCTTTCGCATTAGGGACGACTACACCGCATATAAACCCCATAAATGAACAGACAATCCCAAAGGAGAAGCTCAATGGCACGCAAACGCGCACGTACAGAGGACGGTCACTTCGTAGCTGACGATCCATCCACGCCCGAAAACGAGGCATGGACTGAAGATAAGTCCCAGCGACGTGAGGCTGCGTCCAAGAAAGCAAAGGCAAAGAAGGCTCCCGAGCCTCAATCTGCATTCACAATGTTCGTATCATCAAGCCCAGAAACTTCGGTTTACGACCTACGGGTTGGCGAGGCGCGAGTTCGCGGTATCTGGGATGGCTCACGGCAGCACGTAAGCTGGCGCGTACCATCTGATTTAACCGAAGCCCTCATGAAGCACCACATGGTTTGGTCTGGCCGAGTGATTAACGCAGAGGAAGACTAAATGGCTGAGAAGAGCGTACAGAAGCCCTTCTCTGCGGGCAGGGGCGACCACTCCCCACTAGAAAACTTAGTACGCTCTGCTCTCGTTAGAGCGGGCAACTTCTCTCCGTCCCGTGTGGATGGTGAGGTCATGATGCTCATGATCGAACTTGCCAACCGAGTGATAGAGGACTTGCGGCAGCATCCATACTATAGCGGCGAAGACATTGATTACTACAACGACATAACTGAAATACGTCCCGTACCCGACATGATCATGATTGATGGCCTAACGGCTCATTACTTCATTCAGCAAGGCTCGGACAAGGCTATGATCTTTCTTCAGTTGTATCAGGCGAACATGGCAAACCTGTTGCACGAGCGTTCGTACGGAAACAAGAAGTACGAAATGAAGATAGTGGATGGCGGATCTAATCACAGGTACATGTAATGTCGAGACTTGCCTATTCCCCAATATCTATTAAGTCCACAAGCCGTACCTATTACGGCTTTCGTGGTATTGACCGTTCTCGCGACGTTACTGCGTTGGAGACCGAGGAGGAGCAAAACTTCTGGCAGTTAGACAACTGCTTTGTTGACTACCGAGGTCAGCTTATTCGCGACCCAGCTTTCTATCTCCACAAGGGATCGAACCGATTTCCCGTAAAGTGCTTGCGTTTCTACAACCGTGATGGCGTGTGCTTTGCAGAGGAAGACGCGGCGGGAACCCACCTCGCGTCTGATAGGGGGCATCAACTTCTTAACGCGTTTTCCAAGGACGCAATCGTTTCTATGACTAACTTCCAGGGTAAAGTGCATATCTTCAATCAAGATACGCGTATGTACCGTTATGATGGGTTTGAGTTCTCGACATCTACGGCTTCGATCAAGCCGAAGTTCGGCGTACCTATTCAGCGCCGCCTTGCTGCTGCTGGGTTTAAGGATAGGCCCACGACTATTGAGTTCTCTCGCGTAGACAATCCCGACATTTTCTTGGAGGAAGAAGCGCCTACCGAAGAAGTCACACGGGCAGCGTTCATCGACATCAGTAACCTTATCGGCACAGCCGATGAGATTGTTGGGATGGGTACGTTCGAAGCAAACCGTCTTGCTGTCTTCACCAGAGACCAGACGCTTGTTTACATCATTGACCCTGACTTTGAAGAGTGGCAGCTCGACAGTCGTGCTAATCTCCGCATCGGGTGTATATCTCACAATACGATTGTGAACGCTGGATCAGATCTCCTATTCTGTTCTCGTCGCGGTATTCACTCAA